TAAAATAAAAAAATTAATTTTAAGCATTATTATTGTTGGTAGTGTAAATGCTTGCTCTACAAAAATAGATTATATTATTGACCCAAGAGTAGGCACAAATCAACAAGAAATAATTAGGGATAAATTAGAATGTAAAGAACTAATTAAACCTATAGAAAAGGCTAAACATGAAAAAATATTAGGGGTTATACCATTCTGCACCAGTTATGCTTGTATGAAATATGGTTCAGATAATTATGACCCTATGAAAAAATGTTTAGAAAATCGTGGACACTCAATACTTAACTAAGGAGATAAAAATGAAGAACGAACAATTTGAAGAACAATTAAGAAAAATAAATTTTCCAATAGAAATACAATCCATTAATGGTATTCCAGAGGAGATGGGAAGAAAGGTTGTTAGATTAGACCATGCACCCTCTACACCTCTTGGTATTGTTGGAAGTAGATATCAACCTATTAAACATATGGATGCTTTTGGTGGTGCTATTAAATCAATGCAAGATGGTGGATTAGATTTTACCAATGCACAATTAAAAGTTCATTCTTATGAAATGGGTGCTATGGCTAAAATGGAATTACTTTTACCTGCACATCATACTAAAATAGGAAGCCATGATTTATCCTTAAAATATGTAGCCAGAAATAGCTATAATGGAAGATGGAAATTTCAAGGTTTTTTTGGATGGATGAATCATGTATGTTTTAATACATTAGTTACTGGTCAGAAGTTAGCATATACAGCAAACCGTCATACTAAATCTTTTGATATAGAAGCATCTAATTTAAAAATACAAAATGCAGTAGATGCAGTAACAAATGCTACTGGTGCATTTCAAAGATGGTGGGATACCAAAGTTGAAGATGATGCAGTAGCAGATATGTTTACAAAAACTATTGCTAAAATGCCTTTATCTGAAGGTGCTAAATTAGTTGCTAAATCAGAAACCAATAAAAAACAATTATATATACTTATGGGTCTATATAATGAAGAAGTAAAACAATTACATGGTTCTGGAGATTATGGCAGAAAAGAGGCTAAAGGTTCTTTATGGTGTGCCTATCAAGCATCAACTGCATGGTCTACACACTTAAGTGATATAACTGTTAGAGAAAAGGGTAAACAACATATTGTTCAATATCAAAGACAGAATGAAGTTAGAAAAATGCTTAATTCTAAATATTGGTCAGAATTAGAATATGCTTAATAAAAGGGGATTTATTTCCCCTTTTTTATAATTTAAAAAAACTACATTTAGTGGTTTACTTTTTATAAATATAAATTTAGTATAATTACTTAAACAGCACAGGAGTTTATTATGAATATTTTTTATTTACATAATGATTATAAAATAAATGCAAGATATCACTTGGATAAGCATATTGTAAAAATGCCAATAGAATATGCACAATTACTTTCAACTGCACATAGATTATTAGATGGGCAATTATATATTGGTAAAACAAATAATGGTCGTAAAATTAAAAGATGGTATTTACAAGATAAAAGAGAAAATCTTTTATATAAAGCAAGTCATGTAAATCATCCATCTGCAATATGGACAAGAGCAAGTTCAGAAAACTATAAAAAAATGTATCAAATTTATTGGCACGTTTGTAAAGAATATGAATATAGGTATAATCGTGTTCATGGTTCTTTCGCTTTAGCAGATATTTTATCTACAATACCATCCAATATAGAATATGCAGAATCAACAGAAATCCCACAATGTATGCCAGAATATTGTAAAATTCCAGACTGCACGATATCTGCCTACAGAAAATATTATAATAAAGAAAAAAATGCTTTTGCTAAATGGAAAAATAGAGAAATACCTTATTGGTATAATGGAGTGTAATATGAAATACTTTATTTTTATTTTATTTATCATTGTATCGCCTTTTAAGGCTTATTCAGATGAGGTAAAGTGCCTTGCCTTAAATATATACCATGAAGCAAGAAATCAGCCTTATTTGGGCAAATTAGCAGTTGGCTATGTTACCATGAATAGAGTTGGAAGTTCTAAATTTCCAGATACTGTTTGCGAAGTTGTTAAACAAGGAAAAACAAGTAAATGGTTTAAAGAAAAATTTAATAAAATTGTACCATTAAAATATAAATGCCATTTTAGTTGGTGGTGTGATGGTAAATCTGATGAACCAAAAGAAAAAGAAATTTGGGAGCTTACCAAAGGCTTAGCATTTCAAATATATTATGGTGGATTAACAAACTTTGATATTACAGATGGTGCAACTCATTATCATGCTGATTATGTAAATCCTTATTGGGCGAATAAAAAAACAAAAATAATGAAAATAAAAAACCATATATTTTATAAATAGGAAAGAATAATGGAAAATAATGATTATTGCTATAAATGTAAAACAAAATTAAGAAAAGTAATGCACAAAAGAAATGGTCCAAAGCAATGTTATGAATGTAGACCTAAAAGAAATTATTATCCAATTAAAATAAAAAAACCAAAACCAATACCAGAATCAGAAACAGAATTAGGTGATGGGTCTATGTTTGAAGATTGCCCTAAAGCAATAAAAGAATATAATTTAGAGGCAGGTGTAAGTAGTACAAAGACACAAAGAAAAGATATTTCATATGGAACTTCTGATATCTATAAATAAATGAAAAAAAAATAAAAAAAAGTACATTTAAGGGTTTACTTTTATATTTATAAATAGTATAATGATATTATAAATAAAGCACAGGAGTTAAAAATGCAAAAACAATACATAAATAAAATAGAAAAAATGTTAAATAATAAAAGTTCTGAATTAGAAATTAATATTGCTGATACCCAAACAGTTAATTCAATAATTTCTTATTTAATGTCTAAAATAACAACAGGTGTTATAGTTGAAAGATTTGGTACAGAAAGTACTAATATTATGGTTTCAGATGAAGCACAACATGGTGTAGTTTTAGAGCTTAATGTTGAAGAACTTCCTAAAGATGTAACACCTTTAACTGTACTTCCAGTATTTGAGCAATCATTTAATTAATCTAAAAGGGGGGATTTATTCCCCCCATTAAAAGGCACAGGAGAAAAAAATGGCTAAATTTAAATTAAGAAAAGAAGAAGCAGATTTTAATAGAATCAGATGGCATTATAGAGATTTTATTATTGAAGATGTTAGATGCAGTAGCTCACCATATGCAGATTGGAGAGTATTTAATACAGTTATTGGCATACACTCAGAAACAAATAAACCAGTCATTTACAGAGGTAAAGAGGTTTATTCTTGTGGTAATGGAACTCGTAAAGCAATGATGGAATGGGTTGATGAGTATTACCAAGAAATGAATGAATTTGTTAATAGTGTAGAATTAAATCAAATGGAGGCAAACTAATGGGAATGAGTTCATATATATTAGATTTAGAAGATAAATTTATAGATGTAGATGTACCAGAAATAATTAAAAACTCTGATACATTACAAGAAGCACAATTAAAGGCAGAAGAAACAAGGGCAATAAATTATAATTATATCCCATCTACTGGTCTTGATGAAAAGGTAAAAGAAATGTGGGATGAATATTGGTATAAATATTATATTGGAGATTGTTAAAATGGAATTAAAATTTAAATACAATGATGGTGGAAGATCAAAATACTTTAAAGGTGAAGCAGGTGATTGTGTAACAAGAGCAATTGCCATAGCCACAGGTGAGGATTATATAAATGTATATAATGATTTATTTAATTTAACAAAAGATTATGCAAAAAGTAAAAAAACCAAAGTAGCAAAGCAAATAAATAGCAGAGCAAATGGTTCTTCACCTAGAAATGGTATATATAAAGATATTTATCAAAAGTATTTATTAGATAGAGGTTGGAAGTATATATCGCTTTTAAAATTTGGCTCAAAAGAAAGAACTAAACTAGATCAACTTACTCATTTGGATAACATAATAGTATCCATTCCAAGGCATATTATGTCTATGAAAAAAGGTGTAGTAAATGATATTGGTGATACCAGATATTCTTATTGGGAAAATAGAGAAGTTAAAAAAGCTGTAAGAACAGTAAATGGTTATTTTATTAAAGGATAATATATGTTAAATTTAATTAAAGGACATACAACAGTTTTCCAATGTATTGGTGATGCTTACCATAAAAAAGATATCCATAGATTTTACTATGGGTATCAACTTTGTATAAGAGCGAAAACTAATATAAAAAAATTACATAAATACCTAACTAACAGATATAATTTTAATAGAAAAAATTGTGCAGAAATGTTAAAGTTAGCTAGAAAGAAGAATTAGGCTCTTAGGTAAATAACAATCTTACTGACATTTTATTCTTTTCATGTCAGACCTCCTAAGGTTGATTATGCTCCTGTGCAACCCTAATAAGGCATAGCTGAAGATAGAGATAGGCTATGCCACCATTTGCATAGGAGTTTTTATGTCAATAGCAATACCCCCAAATATAGATGAAAGTTCGCATGGTGTTATTGGTTCTGAACAAATAGATGAAAATTTATGTAAAGAAATCATACGCCTTTCCAAATATATAACGCCTATCAAAGGTTCTGTACAAAAAAAGGGCACAGAAGATACTGATAAAGTTTTAGATATTAGAAATGTTGTTGCTTATAGAATACATGAAGAAATGGAATGGATAGATGAATTAATATTAAATCTGATTATAGATGCGAATAAAACTTTTAAATATAATTTATCTGGATTATTTGAAAGACCACAATTATTAAAATATAAAGCACCATCTATTGGATATGGTTGGCATACTGATATGGGAAATGGTGATGCCTCTACAAGAAAATTAGGTATTAGTATTTCATTAAATAATGATTATGAGGGTGGTGAATTTATGGTTTTTGGAAGTGGTGAACAACAGATACCTTTAGATAAAGGTGAAGCAATAGTATTTTCTAGTTTTTTACCACATAAAGTAAATCCTATAACTAAAGGCGAAAGATGGTCACTCGTTGCTTGGGTCAGTGGTCCTTGTTTTAAATAATCTTTCTGCTAGTTTATAATTTAAATCATTGTTATTGCTATGTACTATAAATAATTTTATTGCTTTATGTGTATCGCCAATAAATAATAATTTATCTTTAAAATAAACAGAGCCTTTTTTACCTATATTTAAAATAACATTACCATCTTTATAAATCATTTTTTTATATTATTTAGGCTATCTATTATATCATCAATATTTGGTTCTTTTTGATTAGGATTGTATACACATTTAAATTGTTTTGGGCAAAATGATTCAATCATTAATTCAAATGTTTTATTTCCACCCTCATATACACAGGCTTGTTTGCCACTTTTAGATTTTATTCTTTTTTTTAATCTGCAAGTAGTATATTTTTTTTCTGTTATTTTCCCCTGCCATACCTTTTGTTTATAAGTATAATCTTTTGGTGCATTATAAATTTTGGCATCAGCAAATAAAATATTTGGTAACAATAAAATAATTACTAAAATTTTAAGCATTATATTTTTGTTTAATTAAATATGCCATTATAAATAAAAAACCAATAACTGTTATTGATAGAAATATAAGAGCAATTATATTTATAATTTTTTCTCTTAATTGTTCTTGTTTATAAATCATTTCTTGTCGTTCTTTTCTTATTTGACCTTCCATAGCTAATAATTCATTATATGCTTGTGGACCATAAGTAAGATTTAAAAACTGTTTAAGTTCATATCTCTGTTCTTCTAATTTCTTTTTTGCAGTAAAGGCTTCTATTGCAGTTTGTTGAATTGTATCGCCATTGAATAATTTTTTAAATAAAGGTGGGTTTTTGGCTTTTTTTTCAATATTATCAACATCTGAAACTGCACCCATCCAACGACTTATGTCACCAGACATTTGTTCAATATCCCTGCCTACTGCGAATCCTTTTTTAATTGCTTCAAATGCCTTTGATGCTATGCCTACAGCACTTACTATTGTTAATGGGTCTATGATTATGCTCCATTATTTCCAAATAGTTGATATCCAAAACCCAATAACTGTAGCAATAATTAGCCAAGTCAATCTGTCCCATTTAGTAGAATGACTATTGATATGCTCTTTCATATCATGTATTGATTGTTTGGTTTCACCCCACCTTAATGCACACTCTTTTTCATGCTCAGCAATTCGCTCTAGTGCTTTAACTGCTAATTGATGTGCTGATTCTGGCATCTTGTTTCTCCATTGGCATAAGGTTTCCTGCTTTGGCTAAAAATAATAATCTATCTATTTCTTTGATGCCACTATTTGTAATTATAAATTTATTATCCTTAAATTCAATAAATTTTCCATTTATTAGGTCATTTATAACATATTTTTGTAAAAGAGGTGATATATTATTATTTATTGCTACCAAACTCATAAATCTTTGTAATTGTGTTTGTGTTAATCCCTGTCTGCTTGAATGTCTTTTACCCATTTTTTTTACCTTTATAGTATACTGCTTTTTTCCAAAAAAAATCTGCTATGCTTTGAAATAAATCGTAAAGAAACATATAAAATTTACTCATTTTCATTTCCTAATGGTTCATATACTTCGTGTATTGTTTTACAAATTTTACAAGTTGATTGAGTATAGATATACTCAGTATTTCCATTTTCATCACTTACATCATGACTTCCGTGAATAATCATTGAGTTTTTTTCATAACAACTATGACAAACTATCATTTTGTTAATCCTTTTTGCTTTTCATATGTTCTTAAAGAACCCAAGCCAAGCATACCCATTAAAACAGTCATTAGGCTTCCCATATCAAAGGTTGGTAGCTCTGGAAGTGTAAATCCTATATAGGCTGTTAAAAAGATAACTATAGGCTGTAAAACAAAGTGCCAACATAAAGCAATACCACAAGTCCACCCAATAAATGGTCTCCAACCTGCTACAAATATAGATTTATGCTGTGCTTCTGCTTTATTTATTTCCAATTGTCCTTTAGCAAGCTCTTGAGCGTGTTTTTCAGACATGGTTGCTATGTCATGAGCCAATTTTGCTTTTTGGTCTTTATCTTCTATAAACTTATCTAATAATCCAGTTACTGGTCCAATTAAAGCAGTTAACATTAGTATACCCTCACATTATCTTTTACTTCTGGAATTAATTTGCACATACATTGGTATATCTGTTCTTCGTTATTTCTTTCTATTACTTGATTATGCAATCTATCTTTATATAAAATACAATCATTTATATTTTTAAAATAAATAAATCCCTCCGTTTTAGCACCCAAAAAACAAATTAGCATAAAAGCTGTCACTTTCGTGACATCCATGCTGTAGTACCCATATATGCCCCAACAATACCTGCTCCAGACAAATAGAAAAGATTTGATATATCAGATAATGCTTTTACTCTTTCTAAATCTATAAAAAACATAGCAACCGTAAATAAACCCATTGCAAATAATGTATATCTAGCCATTCTTAATTGTGCTAAATGCTTTCTTAATTCGTCTTCAGTTTTTTTAATTTCTCTAACGTGTGCAAGTTCTTCATCGGTTACAATGCCATCGCCATCTTGGTCATATTCTTCATATTTACTATTTTTTTGAAATTTTTTCATATGCTTGTTTAATTTCCTCTATTGTTCTATTACAACCAATACAAGTTTTATTTTTATCTAACTTACAAACACCTATACACTTCATTATGTGGCAAGACCTAAAGCATACTGCTTGCCATCAAAAGTTAAAATTTCTTTTCTATTGCCTTCTTTTTTATAGGATACATGAACCCATCCAGATTTAGGTTCGCCTATTTTGTAATATTCTAAAATAAGCTGATCAAATTCTAGGTTTACTGCTATCCAATGTGCAAGTACTGAATTATCTAATGTAGGAACTTCAATATCTACTGCTTCACCTTTACGATGCTGTGATTTATCAGATGAACCTATTGCTTTATTTAGTTCTGAGCTTCTGTATCCACTATTAGGTGTAAAAGGCACACCAAATTTTTCTCTTATTGGCTGTAATATATTTTCAGCAACATATTTAAGATTTTCTATTATTTCATCTTCTTCTGGAATATTATTAATACCTAATCTTGTGGCAGTACTGCTTTTGCATAATTCCTCTAATGTAAAATTTTCAGAAAGTTTCATCTAAACCTCATTTGGAAAATCATATATAGGTGCATTACCAGTAGGCTGTGGAGGGTCTTGTTCATCCATAGGCACTACAAACAATGCCTTAAAATCATCTAGTGTAGTACAAGCATTAATCGCTGTTTCTATTGTGCCACTAGCTGTTCTAACTGCATCTCTATAAGTTGTTATGTCAGCAGGAATAGCTACAGATTTCTCTGCATTTCTAACTACATACCAATCAGAAGCAGTTAGTAAACCATTAGCAGTTGATTTAGTTTGTGCTATCCATTGTGATTTTAAGCCTAACTGTATCATCTGAACACCAGTAGTAGGGTCAATAACTGCATTACCATCTTCATCTACCACGTTAATA